ACAACGGAGATGTTGAAATAGGAAATGACACTTGGAGAATGGCCGGAGATATAAGTAAAATATCTGGTTGGTTAGGTAAAGATTTAAGAGATTGTTTAGAGGAAAAAGCTAGTTAAGATGAAAACTCAATTATTATGCACCTTCACAACACACAGCAAGTTAAATCTTGTTGTTGATTCTATTATAGATTCTTATACTATTTTATTTGATAAAATTTATGTGTTTCAAAACGAAGATGATGCAGGACAATTAATTTGCACTTACAATATAGAAATGGTTGAAGATTATTATGACGGAGATGAAGCCATATCCGGAACTATTTCATTACATAGAAAAAAACAATCCAACACATTATACACGATTAATGCATTAAACGAAACAATTAGAAGTTTAAACAATGGAGTATTGGATAAGTCATTTCCAATCCCGTGGGAAAACTATCAAAACAATTTACTATTGACAAATGAAGAAGGGTTGAATATTATCCCTACAAAAATATTCAAAATAATAAATGTTAAAGATTGGTAAAAAAGCTTGGTATTTTCCAAAACTTCTTTATATTTATTACTGAATTAACAATTAAACAATTAACAATTAATTAATAGGAGACACAAAATGGATATTAACGCAATCAAAAAAAGGTTAAACCAGTTACAATCAACCAATACGAGAACTTCAAATCTTTGGAAACCGCAACCAGGAAAACAACAAGTTAGAGTAGTTCCTTACAAATTCAATCCAGATACACCATTTATAGAATTATTTTTTCACTATAATTTAGGTGGTAAGAACTATCTTTCACCAATCAGTTTCGGTAGACCAGACCCGATTGAAGAATTTTCACAAAGACTAAAAACAACCGGTAGTAAAGATGACTATAATCTTGGTAGAAAATTAGAAGCCAAGATGAGAACTTTTGCACCTGTTATTGTTCGTGGTGAAGAATCTGAAGGAGTTAAGTTTTGGGGATTTGGAAAGACAGTTTATCAAGAACTTCTTTCAATCATTGCTGACCCAGATTACGGAGACATTACAGACCCGAAAAATGGTCGTGATATTACATTAGAGTTTAAAACTGCTGAAGAAACAGGAGCATCATTTCCTTCAACTTCAATTCGTGTTAAACCTAATCAAACACCGATAACTGAGGACTCTAATATATTGGAACGAATTAAAGATACTCAAAAAGAAATTACTGATATCTATCAAGAGTTGTCATATGAAGATTTGACAAATGTCTTGAACGAGTGGTTAAATCCTGATGAAGAATCAACTGAAAAAGAAACTTCAACAGAAGAATCACAAAAACCAGTAAATGAATTTGACCAAAAACTAGCAGAAGACAAAGCTAAAAAAGAATCAGCTTCAAAAGTTCAAGATGCTAGTCAACAATTCGACGATTTATTCAACAATTAAGGAGTAGAAAATGTCAGTAAAAGACGATTTGGCTAATGTCATAGCCGATAACTTGAACAAAAAGTTCAAAGACAACAAAGTAGCGTATTTCCTTGACGGAAGTGATGATACACCAACAGACATTAAAGACTTTATTTCAACAGGGTCTTCAATGTTAGATTTAGCAATCTCTAATCGTGAAGACGGAGGTATTGCTGTTGGTAGAATTACAGAAATCAACGGATTAGAATCAAGTGGTAAATCATTACTTGCATCTCACATCTTAGCAGAAACTCAAAAGAAAGGTGGTATCGCAGTTTATATGGATACAGAAACATCAGTCAGTAGAGATTTCTTAGAAGCTATTGGTGTTGATGTTAGTAAATTGTTATATCTGCACTTCGAGTGTGTTGAAGATATATTTGAAGCCATTGAAGATATCATTACCAAAGTTCGTGAATCAGACAAAGATAGATTAGTAACTATCTTGGTGGACTCACTAGCGGCTACATCAACAAAAGTTGAAATAGAAGCAGACTTTGAAAAAGACGGATATGCGACTACAAAAGCAATCGTTATCTCAAAAGCACTTCGTAAGATAACTCAAATGATTGGTCGTCAAAGAGTAGCACTTGTCTTTACAAATCAATTAAGACAAAAATTAGGTGTGATGTTTGGAGACCCGTGGACTACGAGTGGTGGTAAAGCATTACCATTTCACGCTTCAACCCGTGTTAGATTAAAAAATATGGGTCAAATCAAAGATAGTAAGAAAAAGAATATCTTAGGTATGAAGTGTAGAGCTCAAATCATTAAAAACAGATTAGGCCCACCTTTGAGACACGCAGACTACGATATGTATTTTGATTCTGGAATTGATAACTATGGCGGTTGGTTAAGTGTAATGAAAGAGCACAAACTTGTTAAGTCAGGTGGTGCTTGGTATACATTAGAATATCGCAAAAAAGAGTACAAATTCCAATCAAAAGACTTCAAAGAGTTAATGGAAACTAATGACGGACTTCGTAATCATCTTTACAAACAAATTTGTGAAAAATGTATTTTAGAATACCAAAAAGGCAATGTAGGTATTGATGATATAGAATATACAGGAGAAGTCATTGGAGATGAATAAATCTAAGTATTTATCGATTCTTAATGAAATTAAAGAACAAGGCGGCTCGGAACTTGGAGATAATCCAAATGAAAATGTGTTGATAATAGATGGCCTAAATACTTTCATTAGAGTGTTTAGTGTTATACCAACTACTAATGATGATGGGACACACATTGGTGGAATAGTTGGTTTTCTGAAATCAATAGGTTACACAATCAATATGTTTAGACCTACTCGTTGCATCATAGTTTTTGATGGAAAGGGTGGGTCAAGTCGCCGTCGTAAATTATATCCAGAATATAAAGCCAAAAGAAAAACTAATATTCGATTAAATAGAGCGTATGGGTTTGATAATATTGAACACGAACGCGAAAATATGATACGACAAATCAGAAGAACGATTGATTACTTAGAACATTTACCGATTACTTTACTATCAATAGACAATGTGGAAGCAGATGATATTATTGCATACGCATCCAAACAAGTTTTAACTGATAGTAAAGTAACGATAATGTCATCAGACAAAGACTTTCTTCAATTAGTTGATGACAGAATTTCAGTATGGTCGCCAACAAAGAAAAAACTATACAAACCAGAACAAGTAATGGAAGAATATGGTATTCCTTCACATAATTTATTAATGTATAGAATATTTGACGGAGATAAATCTGATAACATTGATGGAGTTCGTGGTTATGGATTAAAAACCGTAATTAAAAAACTACCATTTTTACAAGAAGAAAAACAATTTTCGGTTGATGATGCAATAAAAGAATCAAGTGAGTTAGAAGAACATAGAGATATTATGGAACGAAACTTTGATTTAATGCAATTACACAATGTAAATATATCAGCATCAGCCAAAACAAAAACCATAGACAAAGTAAGAGAACCAGTTCCTAAATTACAAAAAGAAACATTTAAAAAAATGTTCATAGAAGATAAAATGTATTCAGCACTTCCAAATTTAGAAACTTGGTTACAAACTAAATTTCAAACATTAGTAAAATTTATAGGACAATAAAATTTATTTGATTTTGAAAATAAAAATGATATTTATTTATGGGTAGAAAAGTAATATACAAAACAGAAAAAGAAAAGAAAGAAGCTCAGTTAAGATGGCAACGAGAACACTACGAGCGTAATAAAGAAAAATTAAAGTTACAAGCCCGACAACGATATCGTAAACAACAACAAGAAAAAATTAGAAAAGAAACAAGGGATAAGTTATATGGAGAATGAAAAACTAACGAGTTTTGGAAACTCTTTTCAATCCAAAATCATAGCATCATTATTGGTTAAGAAAACTTTCTTACAAACTATTTCAGATATTCTACAAGAAGAATATTTTGATTCTGATGCCAATAAATGGTTAGTTAAAACTATTATCTCTTACTTTTATGAATTTAAAACAAGTCCTACATTAGAAGTAATCAAAGTAAAAATAAATGAAGTAGAAGATGATATATTAAAAACTTCTATTATTGATAAGTTAAAAGATGCTTGGAATCACAGAGAGTCAACAGATTTAGAATTTACTCAAAAAGAAACCATTAAGTTTTGTAAAAATCAAAAATTAAAAAATGCAATTATTGATTCAGTAGTGTTATTGGAAAACCAAGACTATGATGAAATCAAAAAGAAAGTTGATGAAGCAATGTCAGCCGGAACTGAAAGAGATGTTGGACACGATTATTTAGTAAGTTTAGAAGAAAGATTATCTAAATCAGCAAGAGATGTTGTTGAATCTGGTTGGAGTGAAATAGACGACATTATGGACGGGGGTCTTGGTGGTGGTGAGTTAGGTGTGATTGTTGCTCCAGCAGGTATTGGTAAATCTTGGGCTTTACAATGTATTGGAGCCAATGGTTTGAAAAAAGGAAAAACAATTGTTCATTATTCATTAGAGTTAAATGAAAATTATGTTGGTTTAAGATACGATACAATATTTAGTGGTATCACAACATCTAATATAAAGTATTATAAAGATGATGTCAAGAAAAAATTAGAAAAATTACCTGGAAAACTGATGATTAAATATTATCCAACAAAATCAGCATCAGTTCAGACATTAAGTTCACACTTAAAACAATTAGAATTACAACAAATAAAACCAGATATAGTATTGGTTGATTATGCCGATATTTTAATGGGTGTTGGAAAAGAAAAAAGATTTGTGTTAGAGTCTATTTATGAAGATTTAAGAGCTCTAGCCGGAGAATTTAATTTACCGATTTGGACTGCTTCACAAGCCAATCGTTCATCATTAGAAGAAGAAGTAATTGATGCTACAAAAGTATCTGAATCTTATTCTAAGATTATGATTGCAGATTTTGTGATGAGTATGTCCAGAAAAGTAGAAGATAAGGTTGGAAAAACCGCAAGATTTCACATTATCAAAAACAGGTTTGGTGTTGACGGAATAACATTTCCTTCAAAAATGGATACTGAACTTGGTAAAATTGATATCTATAAATCCACTTCAAAACAAGGTGTTCAACAACAAAAGAAAATGGACAACTCTGAGGAATTTCTGCGTAAAACTTTGGCAGAAAAGTTGCAAATACACCAAAAAGAAGTGGACGGTTTTGAATAATCTGATATTTATTTAAAGAAAAAAATAAAATTTACAAAAAGGAGTTTCAATGCAATTTCAGTTATCGGACAATTTCGTAGACAAATATAAAAGAAAAAAAGCACCATTTGGGTTCAATGGTCTTGGAGAATTAGTCTATATGAGAACCTATTCAAGAATTAAATCAGACGGAAAAAACGAAAGATGGTGGGAAACCGTAAGACGAGTAGTCGAGGGAACTTATTCAATGCAAAAACAATGGATAGACTCACACCAATTAGGTTGGAATCCTTGGCAAGCACAAAAGTCAGCACAAGAAATGTATGACAGAATATTTAATATGAAGTTCTTACCGCCTGGTCGTGGT